ACAATGATGATTATGGTCCCAATGAAACAATTGAATTACAATGGAGAACTATTCTAGAAAATGTTAAAAAATCTGGCAACTTTGATAATTCGTTAGCTGTTGTTGATTTGTCTGGTTCTATGTTTGGGGCAAAAAATGGTAGTATTCCCGCGCAAGTAGCTGTTTCTCTCGGCATTCTTACTTCTCAGTGCTGTAATGGTTTGTTTAAAAACAAATTTATTACATTTAGTGAAGAACCAGAGTTGGTAACATTGGAATGCAAAGAACCTAGTTTGTTTGAATCACTTAACTCAATGATAGATGTAAAATATGGATTTAGCACTGATTTCGTAAAATGCTGTGAAGCCATTATTAGTTATGGTATTAAGAATAATATTCCCGATAGTGAAATGCCCAAGAAACTCTTTGTCTTTACTGATATGCAATTTAATGAAGCATCAGATGGTTCAGAAGAATTAGAGACAATTTATAAGAATATTGTTAGAAAATATAAAAAAAGCGGTTATACGGCACCTAAGTTTGTATTCTGGAATCTTAATTCAGATAATCAAGGAACATTCCCTGTTAACTGCGATACAGAAGGTACAGCGATGGTTTCAGGATTTTCAGAACAACTCCTAAAAATCTTCATGAATTATGATGAGTTTAAGCCTGAATTTATTGTTAATGAAATACTCAACCCTTATCTTGATAGTATTATTATTTCTGATGATTAAAAAAATATAAACAGGATTAACTCATATATTAATTATTTTTTCTTTTATTGCCCGATGACAATGGAATATAAATATTATATAAATACTTATATTTTTCTGGCATTTCGCTATAATTAGTATCGCTATATTTATCCATTAAAATATCTCCTGCTTTTTGGAAAAGTGTAGCACGTTCTTGGTCGTTCATTTTATAATACGTATTATAAAGAACCTTATATCATTTTTTTAATAAAAAGAGTACATAATTTATTTTTTCTATAATTTTTATAAACTTTTTATAATTTATACTTTTTTATTGATTATGTACTCAAAATTTAATTACCTTATTTGTTAAATCAACAATATTACTTGTAGCTTTCTCCTTGTAATCAACGACATAATCAAAGGTGCATTCATGATCTGTATAGAATAAATGTTTACTACAATAATGATTTCCACATCTGCATTTATTGGTTAATCCATCCAACGTATTTAGCTTCTTATTACAACTGAAACATCTCATTTTTGATAACTTAATAAAGTCAAATATAATATTCAAATTTTATATAAAAAATGATAATAATATATATAGTATAAAATATCAATGAATAACGTTTTATTTCAAGATTTCAACGGTAACATCATCTGCCATCTGAATAAAGATTTTGCTTCACTAAAAAAACTTTCAGAATCCTCAAAGAAATGTAATAGTTTAGTTAAAAATAATAGTAATTTTAAGAATCTTCTTGATTTTAAAAGAAATAGCTATAATTGTGATATGGTTGAATCTTATTTAATTAAAATTTTGAAGCCAGATATTTTAAGATACAAAGACAATAAAGTTCAAGATAACAAAATTATATTAAATAAATATGTTAAAAAATTAAATAAAAAATGTATTGATATTCTTTATAATAAAATAGATTATTGCTATAACGAAAGAAATATTGGTTTAAATAATTATATACAAGAATTATCATACGTACTTTCTAAAAAAATATTTGATATCATGATTTTGATTGAAGATGATTTAAATATATATGATGATAATATACTCGAATGGTTTAATATAAAGTATTTGTAAAAATAATTTGTTTTTTTTAATTGGAATAAGCGAGACCGCCCATACCAGATAAGATACGGAGCACGTTGTAGTTGACAGCATATACATGGATAGTACCGGATACACTGGATGATAGAGATAATACAGCAGTGTCTATACGAGACATGTTGAGAGTGCCACTGGGTTGATGTTCTTCTGGTTTAAGGGCAAAAGAATATACATTGATGCCATTATGATTTACATCAGGAGTATTTTCGTGATGTTGGTAAGGTTGAACAAGGGAGAAATAATCACCTTTGCGAGTAGCAAAACGATCATTGCCATTGAGCATAATTTTAGCTTGCATAGTGGGATTTGACGATGAACCATAATCGTTAACAGTTTCATGAATAGTCGCGTCTCTATAGGCAGTTGAAAAGTTATTCCAGAATGTAATCTGGGTGCTCGTTTTATCACCAGCTTTAACAGCCCATATAAGTTCTTTGCATGGGTGATTAAAGTTAAGTCTCACTGGTTTCATGCTATCAGCAGAAGTAGAAGAAGTCATAGTATCAGTGCCAGTGAATTGTAATTGTTCAATTAAATATTCATGCGATAATTGTGCGAAACGTCTGCGTTCATCGGTATCAAGGAAAACATAGTCAACCCATAAATTAGCATCGCTTAATGAAATAGCAGAACCATCAGCATATCTTGGCTCATCAATACCACCCACTTGATAGGCAGTGCCAATGCCTGGTAATTTATTTCCATTAGTACATATTAATTCATCTTCTTTGGTTAGGTTAGTAACACATATATCTACTAAGTTAGCAGCGGATTCATATTCAATGTTAATTTTAACTTCGTGATATTGAAGGGCGATTAATGGAAGAGCTAAACCAACATTGCGACAGAACCAGAATTCAAGAGGAACATATAATTCATATTCTGCTTTCGCTCCTAATCTAGTACATAAATTAACATCGTTTGCACCAACCATAGTATTATATCCAGAGCGTTTGCCCATTGGTAAAGATAATTCATTCCAGATATATAACCATTCAGAATAATGTTTATCTATGCGTTGACCACCGATTTCTAATTCAACAGTTTTTAGTAATCTTTGACCAAAGTTTGGTACAAGGGCAACATGATTTTTAGAACCATCTACGTCATTATCATTTTTGATTTTACCGTTGAAATATACACGGTGGATTAAATCACCGTTACGAGTTATTTGGAAACTAGCACGGGAACCTAACGAATTACTTCCGGTTGGAGTTTGTTGGATAGCTTCAATAGCGAAGTTAGTATGACGACGATATACAACTTTGAAAAAGGTAATTTGAGGATTACCGGTTAAATAAACATCCTGAGCACCATAAGCTACTAGTTGAAGAAGACCACCACCCATTTACGCTATATTCTTTATACTATAAGTGGAGAAAAAAAAAGTTAATATTATACACAAAGTATTATTATAATAATATGAAGAAAAATAATATCGTAATATTTAATTGGAATAAGCAAGGCCGCCCATACCAGATAATATACGAAGAACGTTATAGTTGACCGCATATACGTGTAAAGATTTATCGAGATTAGTAGCAGTATAAGCAGCGTTTAGATTTAGATTTAATACAGCGGTGTCAATGCGAGACATATTTAGTGTGCCACTTGGTTGATGTTCTTCTGGTTTAAGAGCAAATGAATAAACATTGATTCCAGCATTAGTTGGTACATTTTCGTGATGTTGATATGGTTGAATTGTATTGAAATAGGAACCATTGCGCTCGGAGAAACGGTCATTGCCATTTAATACTAATTTAGCAGTATCAATTGGATTTACAGATGTAGTAGCGCTTCTCGCTTCAACATTAGTATTTACATCAGCGACGTTAGTTCCTGCTTGGTTAGTAGTGAAATTATACCAGTTAAGATTATCAGCGGGGGAAGTGCCGCCCGTTGCTGTAACAAACCAGAATAATTCTTTGCAAGGATGATTGAAGGATAATTTAGGTTTGGCTTGGGAACCAGATAGGGATTCAGTGCCAGTGAATTGTAATTGTTCAATTAAATATTCATGCGATAATTGAGCAAAACGTCTACGTTCATCAGTGTCAAGGAAGATATAATCAACCCATAGAGATGACGCACCTAATGGCTTTAAGAGATTATTTGCGGAACCTTGGCATTTTTCAGAGGTTTGGAATAAGATGTTTACTTTGACTTCGTGATATTGAAGAGCAATTAATGGAAGCGCTAAACCTACATTGCGGCAGAACCAGAATTCAAGAGGTATATATAATTGATCATTGGAAGATTCACTTAATACATCACCATCGCCACCAACCATTTTTTTGTAACCTTCGCGTTTCGAATAAGGTAAAGATAATTCATTCCATATGTACATCCAATGAGAGTATTGTTTGTCAATCTTTTGGCCACCGATTTCAAGCTCCACGTAATCAATGAGACGTAAGCCAAAATAAGGACATACCTTGGAGGTTTCATCCGACATATCAACTGTTAAATACATGCGATGTATTAAATCGCCATTACGGGAGATTTGGCATGTAACGCGATTTCCGTAACCTGGATTTCCATTAAAGGTTTGTTGGATAGCTTCAATAGCGAAGTTAGTATGACGACGATATACAACTTTGAAAAAGGTAATTTGAGGATTACCAGTTAAATAAACATCCTGAGCACCATAAGCTACTAGTTGAAGAAGACCACCACCCATTTACGCTATATTCTTTATACTATTAGAGGAGAAAAAAAAAAGTGTAATATTACACAAAAGACATTACATTATTATTGTTATAATATATTGAAAAATAATACACATATTTTAATAATTTAGTTGGAATAAGCAAGACCACCCATACCAGATAATATGCGGAGAACGTTGTAATTAACAGCATATATATTGATACCACTGTAAACTATGTCGTCGCTACCAGTTGTTCTATCTGCATTAATATGTAGTTTATCAACAGCATTAACCATAAGAGTGGCTGTGTCAATACGCGACATATTGAGAGTGCCACTTGGTTGATGATCTTCGGGTTTAAGAGCAAAAGAGTATACGTTGATACCAGGGTTGGCAGATACATTGGTGTGATGTTGATAAGGTTGCACTAAATTGAAATAAGAACCTTTACGTACTGCGAAACGATCGTTGCCATTTAATTGTAAGATAGCGTCAACAAATGGATTCTTGGACTTACTGTGAGGTACAATACTGTCATCTAGTATATCCATATCAGAATAATCATACCATCTGGCATTACGTTTTGTAGTACCTTTGGCCTTGGCAACCCATACTAATTCCTTACATGGGTGATTAAAGTTGAGTTTGACACGGGTGCTTCCAGTTCCTAGTGTTTCAGTGCCAGTGAATTGTAATTGTTCAATTAGATATTCGTGAGATAATTGAGCAAAACGTCTGCGCTCATCAGTATCGAGGAAGATGTAATCAACCCATAATGATATATCTTTAAGATCGAGAACATTTGTTCCGATCGCTGCTCCTTGTCCGCCAGTTTCGGAAACAGTACAATTTGGTTTAGTATCAAATTCAATCTTTACTTTAACTTCGTGATATTGAAGAGCAATTAATGGAAGTGCTAAACCTACATTGCGACAGAACCAGAATTCTAAGGGAACATATAAAGTAGTTGAAGCAACAGATGTTTCTGTCGTTTTAGCTCCAACCATTTTATCATAAGCGTGGCGTTTTCCAACAGGTAAAGATAATTCGTTCCAAATATACATCCAATCCGAATAGTGTTTATCTATTTGTTGACCACCAATTTCAATAACAACAGATTTTAATAAGCGAAGACCTAAATAGTTAACATATTTATCAGTACCAGAGTTATCTATCGCCGGTACTTCTACTTGGAGATACATGCGGTTGATTAAATCACCGTTACGGGATATTTGACAATTTACAGTGTTCCCATATCCCGGGTTTCCATTGAAGGTTTGTTGGATAGCTTCAATAGCGAAGTTAGTATGACGACGATATACAACTTTGAAAAAGGTAATTTGAGGATTACCTGTTAAATAAACATCCTGAGCACCATAAGCTACTAGTTGAAGAAGACCACCACCCATTTACGCTATATTCTTTATACTATAAGTGGAGAAAAAAATATAAT